CGTCGCGAACGGCGCGCGGCGCCTGGTCAAGATGCACACCGTCTACGGCCAGGACGCCGGCGGGCGAACATGCAAGGGCTGTATGCATCTGGTCCGCTATACGCCGGGCGCGCGCTCGTTCCTGAAATGCGAGCTCGCCGGCGTCACCTCGAGCGAGGCTTCCGACTGGCGCGCGAAGTGGCTCGCCTGCGGCCTCTATGCGGCGCGGCCGACGCCATGAGTCGCCGGCCTGGCCGTCCTCCGCTTGACGACTCGGACAAAACGGTCCGCATGACGTTTCGTCTCACGACGAAAAAATACGACGCGCTCTACACGCGCGCCAGGGAAGCGCGGATGAACCTCTCGGAATTCGTCCGGACGCGCCTCGAGCCGGCCGGCGGCAAGATTCGTCCGCTGCAACTAGGCGGCCCGATCCGCCGGTCCTAGACTCGCCGGCGTGCTCGATCGGGCCTATGCCCTACTCTCGATCAAATCCGTCGACGGCGAGCGCCGCGTAATAGCCGGCCTGGCCTCGACGCCGACTCCCGATCGCCGCGGCGATATCCTCGAGCCGCTCGGCGCGACGTTTCACAACCCGCTCCCCCTGCTCCTACATCACAACAGCCAACATCCTGTGGGCCGCGTCACGTTGACGGCCGGACCGGAGGGCATCGCGTTTGAGGCGACGCTCCCGGAAATCGCCGAGCCGGGCGCGCTGCGGGATCGGGTCAACGAGGCCTGGCAGAGCATCAAGGCCGGCCTGATTACGGGCGTCTCAATCGGGTTCCGACCGCTCGCCGACGGCGTCAAATTTCTCAAGTCCGGCGGGATGCATCTCCTCAAAACCGAAATTTGCGAGCTCTCGCTCGTGACCGTTCCGGCGAACGCCGAAACCACGATCCGCACGATCAAGAGTTTCGATGCGCCGCACCTGGCCGCGTCTGGCCTTATCCGTCCCGGCGTCTCGGGCGCGATTGTGAGACTTCCGAACATGGCAAAACAAACGACGGCCGAACAGATCACCCAGTGGGAAAACAAACGCGCGGCGACCGCGGCGCGCATGGCCGAGTTGATGACGAAAGCTGGCGACGCCGGCGCGACGCTCGACGCCGAGCAAACGGAGGAATACGACGGCCTCGAGCTCGAGGTGAAGAGCGTCGACGATCATCTCCGGCGCCTCAAGAGCCTCGAAAAAACGATGACGGCCGCGGCCGTCCCGGCGATCGGGAACGGCAACGGGAACGGGTTCAAGTACGTGTCCGTCAAGCCGAACGTCCCGCCGGGAACCGCGTTCGTCCGCTATGCGCTCGCGCTGCTCAACGCGAAGGGCGACAGTTACCGCGCGCTCGAGTATGCGAAGCAATGGAAGGATTCGACGCCGGAAGTCGAGCTGATGATCAAGGCGGCCGTCGCACCTGGCACAACGACGGATCCGGCCTGGGCGGCGCCGCTCGTCGTCGTCTCGAATCTGACGAACGAATTCATCGAGCTCTCGCGGCCGGCGACGATTCTCGGGAAAATTCCCGGCCTGACGAACGTCCCGTTCAATACGTCGGTCCCGATTCAGACCGGCGGCGGTACCTACAAGTGGGTCGGCCAGGCGAAGGCGAAACCGGTCGGCAAGCTGCAATTCGGATCGACGTCGCTCGGGATGGCGAAGGCCGCCGGGATCATCGTCCTCACGGAGGAACTCGTCCGGAGCTCGTCGCCGAGCGCGGAGGCGATCGTCCGGAACGACATGATCAAGGGGATCGCGCAATTCCTCGACACGCAATTCACCGATCCGGCCGTCGTCGCCGTCGCGGACGTCTCTCCGGCCTCGATTACGAACGGCGCCGGCACGGCCGCGTCGCTTGATGATCCGGCGAAGGACCTCGGGACGATCGTCACCTGGTTCTCGGGGAATAACGTGCCGCTCGCCGGCCTGACCGTCATCATGAATCAGGTCAACGCGTACGCCATGGGCGCGAAAAAGGATCCGCTCGGCGCGACGATGTTCCCGGGCGTCGGCGCGGAGGGCGGCAAAGCGAACGGCATCACGATCATTGGGTCGAATGTCGTCGGCGACAAGGTCATCGGCCTGGCGCCGGAGTACATCCTCCTGGCCGACGATGGCGGCGTGTCGATCGACGTCTCGCGCGAGGCCTCGATCCAGATGAACGACGCGCCGGTCAACCCGGCGGATCCGGCGACAACCGTGTGGTCCTCGCTCTGGCAGGACAACCTCGTCGGCCTCCGCGCGGAGCGCTTCATCAACTGGAAGCGGGCGACGACGAGCTCGGTGTACTACCTGACCGGCGCCGTCTATACGTTCTAGGTTCTGGTTTAGGAGCCCATGCGGGTTTTTGGACTGGAGATTACTCGGGCGCGGCGCGCGCCGGCGAACATGTCGCCGGCCGCGTCGCGTGGCGGCTGGTTCCCGCTCATCCGGGAACCGTATCAAGGCGCCTGGCAGAATAACGACGAGATCACGACGCCGACGGCGCTCGCGAATTCGACGGTCTTTGGCTGCGTCACGCTCATCGCGACGGATATCGGGAAACTTCATCTCCGGCTCGTCACGCAAGATGCCGACGGCATTTGGAGCGAGACGACGAACCCGGCGTACTCGCCGGTCCTCCGCAAACCGAACCGCTATCAGACGATCGTCAAATTCGTCGAGCAGTGGATGACGTCGAAACTGACGAGTGGGAATACCTACGTCCTCAAGCAACGCGACGATCGCAACGTCGTCGTGCATCTCTACGTGCTTGATCCGTCGCGCGTGACGCCGCTCATCGCGCCGGACGGCGCCGTCTATTACGGGCTCAAACGGGATGACCTCGCCGGGATTCCGGCCGGGCTCGAGCGCGGCGAGGACGTCATCGTCCCGGCGCGCGAAATGATTCACGATCCGATGGTGACGCTCTTTCACCCGCTCATCGGCGTCACGCCGCTCTTCGCGTGTGGCCTCGCCGCGCTGCAGGGGCTGACGATTCAACAGCAGAGCGAGCGGTTTTTCCGGACCGGGAGTAATCCTGGCGGCGTCCTGTCGGCGCCAGGCGCGATCGCGACGGACACGGCCAAGCGTCTCAAGGAATATTGGGATACCAATTTTTCCGGCGCGAACGTGGGGAAAGTCGCCGTCCTGGGCGATGGCCTGAAATATGAGGCGATGACCGTCAACGCGGCGGATGCACAGCTGATCGAGCAATTGAAGTGGAGCGCGCAAACGATTTGCTCCTGCTATCACGTCCCGCCGGCGCTGCTCGACCTGACCGACACGAACGTGACGGACCTCGAGGCGCTCCTACAGAAATACCATTCGCAATGCATACAAAGTTTGCTCGCGAATTTCGAGGCGTCGCTCGACGAAGGGCTCGAGCTCAACACGCCGTATGGGACTGAATTCGATATCGACGATTTGATTTGGATGGTGACGGCGACGAAAACGCGAGCGGCGGCCGAGTCGATCGGCGCCGGCGCGTTGTCGCCGGACGAGGCGCGTCGCAAATATTTCGGCCTCGGGAAAGTCGTCGGCGGCGATACGCCCTACATGCAACAGCAAAACTACAGCCTCCGCGCGCTCGCCGAGCGCGACGCGGATGCACCGTTCTCGAAACCCGCGCCGGCGGCGCCGGCCGTGCCCGGGCCGGGCAACAACACTCCGGATCCGGAGGCCGACGAAAAGGCATTTTGCGAGACGTTGACGAAAGCCCTCGAGGCGCTCACCCATGCGGCCTGACGTACTCGCCGAACATCTCGCGGCGACGATTCGCGGCCTCTTGGGGCCGTTCGGGCTCCGGCTCGCGGCGCTCGAGCAACGGGATCCACACGGTGAGCTGGAGGGCCTCGCGGTGCGGATTGCGGAGCTCGAGGCGCGGGCGCCGGTACCGGGTCCGGCCGGGCCGCCTGGGCCGGCCGGCCGGGACGGCGTCGACGGGAAAGACGGCGCGCCAGGCCTCCGCTACTGCGGCGTGCACGTCCACGGCAAGACGTATGACACCGGCGATCTCGTCACCGCCGGCGGCAGCGCGTTTCATTGTCAACGCACGACAACCGCGGCGCCGGGCGCCTCGCCGGATTGGATGCTGATGGTGAAGCGCGGGCGCGACGGGAAAGATAGCGGAGGGCGCTCGTAATGGCGG